TGTCGTTCTTGCCGCCTTCCGCCACGGGGTTGATGTGGTCGACGTGCAGTAGGACGCTAGGTGGGTGAGCGCCGCAGTACATGCACTTGAAGCCATCGCGCTTGAACACGTCGAAGCGGAGCTTCTTGGACATGGGTTTGCGCTTGGGCACTGGGGGGATGTCGTCGAAGGCCACTAGACGATCCTCCAGTGCCCAATCGGGTGCGCGTGAGTCTTGACGCTCTGCGCGCGCACGTAGCCGTCGAACTCGATCAGTCCTGCGTGCTTGGCCGCAGTGGTCATCGCACCCCATGCCTTGTGCGATGAAGGCTGGTTGCGCGCAACTGCGCGGAACGCCTCCATGGTCATGTGCGTGGTGCCCGCAGCCTTCTGGCGCTCAAGCCATGCGCGCAGCTCGACCATCACGGCGTGCTTCCATTCGGTGTTGACGTCCAAAGTCAGCTGCTGACCAGCAAACTTGGCTGCATTGCCACCTTGATCAATAAAATGGCGCTTCGGTGTCATAGCGACTGAAATATTGGTCATGCAACCGCCTTCAGCGTCGCAGAACGTGCCGCCTTGTTCTCAGCGTTCTTCGCATACAGATGACCAATGGTTTCTGCCGTGGCCTTGATGCTCTCGATGCCTTCCTTGGTGGCCGCCGCGAGCTGGTTGTCGGAGAGCGCAGGCGATGCATAGGCAGCCGACGCTGCCTGCAACCACTCGCCGTCTTCCCTGAAATTGGTTGCGAGGACCGGAGACACGTCCTTCGACGCATCAGCCGTCATCGGCAACAGCACGCAGCCGAGTGCGGCGGCCATCGCATGAAGAGGAGCAAGGTCGCCGGTTTCGCGGCAGATCGTCACAAACTCTTCCGGGCTGCAGTGCGCGCCTGTATCCACCGGGCTCACCTTGCGGCTAAGGATGCCGTTAGAGATGCGCATCAGCTTCGACAGGCCGAGGGCGCCGTTGGAACCATCCGCATCGGGGCTGCGGTAGCTCTGCACTGCAGCCTGGAGCAAAGGGGTGATGTCGAGTTTCATTCCGGGTCTCCTGTCAAAACGCGTCGCGCGTTGAAGTTGTTGCGATGCAGCAGGGCAACGAAGATCGCGCCATGCAAACGAAATTGATCGGCCTAACTCTTGTCACCCAGCGCGAAGGCGCCGATGACGATGCAGACGTAGCCAAGGGAAGCGCAGACGGTGGCTTGGTGATGAAAGCCCAGAGCGAGCGCGCCGGTGCCACCGATGAGCAAGAGCCACGTCAGGGCGCGTTCCATGGCTCAGGCCTTGGCTTCCGCGACGCTCAACGCTCGGGAGAGCTCGCGGTCGCTGGACTTGTGCAGCTTGATAAGGTCCTGCCCCAAGGAGAAGGCGGGCTCGCGCCCGTCCTTGTTCTTCAGATCACTGAGCGTCGATTGCCCGCAGCGGCAAAGAGCCGCAATCTGGGTCAAGCTCAGATTGCGCGCCTGAAGATCTGCGATGAGTGATGGCCAGTTCATGTGTGCATCGTATCGGGATTCCGATACCACCACAAGCGGATTTCCGATGTACCATGCATTTACCCTGTCGGGCATGAGAGATTCCACCCGTACCCCATTCGGCGAACGACTTGTAAAAGCTCGTAAGCGGAAGGGGCTCACGCAGACACAACTAGCGAAGTTGGTCGGGATGGGTCAATCGACGCTGACCGAAGCAGAGAAGTCCGGCCAGGGCTCGTCGTTCACGGCGCAAATCGCCGCAGCTTGTGATGTCGACGAGCTGTGGCTGGCGACCGGAGAGGGAGACATGCTTCGACGTCCTGCGGGCCTCGAAGGAGCGCAACCAGTGCGCCCCGGCAAGATCAACTCTGTTGCCGTTGTGGGGCGCGGCAACGGAGGTGTTATGCCTGAAAGGATTTGGACCGACGGGGACTACCCCGCAGGTGCGACCGGCGAAGTGGCTGAGATAGCCAGCACCGACCCGCAAGCGTTCGTGATCGAAGTCGAGGGCACAAGCATGGCGCCGAAGTACATGCCTCGAGCCTTTGCCTTGGTTGAGCCAGGCACTGAACTCGACCTTGAGGACGATGTGCTGGTTCGTCTGGCCAGCGGCGAGACGCTACTCAAACGCCTGGTGTCGCGCCGGGCCGGCGTCAGCCTGGCGAGCTACAACGACACCGTCGTTCATTTCTTCAAGTCTGAAGAGATCGTGTGGATGTACTACGTGGCTTACCCGGTGCCGCGAAAGAAGATCAAGAGCAGGACGTGAAAAAGCCGCCCAGAGGCGGCCTTTGTCAGATTGCGAAAGGTCAGGTCGTTGCGTTCGCGCGGCATTCGGAAGGCACGTACTTGACGCTTGCGGTGGTCGTCGTGCACTTCCACGTAGTGCCGCCGCTGGCCGAGTCAACGGTAGGCGTGAGGGTCAGCGGAACGGACTTGGCAGTAGCGTCCATCGTCACCAGGATCACGCCGCTGGCTGCCGTGCAGTTCATCGTCGAGATGTGGCCGGTGGTCGTGCTCGCAGTTGTGAAAACGGCCACTCCGGCGCAATAGTCCACGCCCGTGGTGCCGATCACGCCACCTGCGTTGGCGATGTTCTCGGTCACCGTGCCCTTTGCAGCTGCAGCGAAGCCGATGCCTTCCGTGACCCGGGCGCGGACGGTGTAGTCCTGATAAGCCGGCAGCGCAACCGCTGCCAAAATGCCGATGATGGCCACCACGATCATCAACTCGATGAGGGTGAAGCCCTTTTGGACGTTGCGAGCAATGGAACGACGGTTCATGGAAACTCCTAAGTTGGTTGGACCGGAGACCTCCCCGGCACGAGTCTGTATCTGCAGCATGCGTGCCAAGGCAGCTCGGTCTCTATTTCGTGCTTTTTGTCACACCTGTGTATCAGCAAGTGACAAATATCGCTCAAGTAAGTGCCGCATCTTGCCGATATTGACGGTATTTGTCATCGGCTCGTCGACCATGCTCGCGTCGGCCGACGGGGGCGTTGAACTTGAAGTCGCAACGGTAGAAGCGGTCCACCTCTGCATGGCGGCTGCAGCCGATTCGCTTGATGGGTGTGGCAATCTGGCCGGGCGCACGCCTGAGGCATCGTTGGCGCGACGAGCAATCATCCGCTACACGAAAGCCCGGGGGGGACTCCTGGCGGCGTGCGGGGTAAGCAGAAATGTGAACTGCATGCATCTCATTGAATGGCATACCCAGGCCGGAATCAACGCTGCGCTTGAGAAGCAAGAGAGCTATAGCTTATCCAGGTGAGCAAGCATATCCGCGTGGAGGCGCTTGATGCGCTCGATGGAAACGTCGACTGTGTTTCGCAGTAGCTCGCGATCCTCTGCGCGAATGCGCAGCCGCTCGTCACCTCGCATCTCAGCCTCACCAATCAGGAAGGCCACGCTGACATGGAAGAACGAGGCGATCTTCCGCACATCTTTCAGCTGCGGGCTGTTCGTGCCCGCCTCCCAGCGCATGACCGTGTGGGCTGTGACTCCCAGCTGCTCGGCAAGGGTTTGCTGCGACCATCCGCGCTCCTGGCGAAGCACCTTCAAGTTTGGGATCTCTGACTCGGCCATGAGCAAGGATAGCCGGGCCAAAGACCGCACCGATTGCTCCTGAACTTTCCACCTACACGATAAATTATTATCGGATTACATCGGAAAACCGTTGACACAACCATCGGAATCCCGATAATCCATCTCACGCGCTGCACACCGCAGCAAGGAGATGGCAGATGGAAGCAGAACTGATTCGGCATGAGCTGCAGCTGTACGCGCTGCGCTCCGACATGTCCGACCAGGTTCCCCTCCTGTCGTACTGGATGCATCGCAACGGCGAGATCTGGAAGGTCGTGAAGAAGACCGACGACGGCCAATGCGTGATCAAGCGCAGCGGCAAGGAGCGCTACAAGCGCGGCCCGATCCGCTCCCTCGTCCTCTCCTACCAACGCATTTAGCAGGCCCGCCGCGCGCCTGTTTGCATGCGCGGAACAACACCTAGGAGTCTCACTTGAACAAAACCGCTCTCTCCCTCGCGCTGCTGCTTGCATGTGGCTCGGCTCTCGCCAACGGCAACCATGGCCAAGCCCCGGCCAGCAATCAGCCCGCAGGCACCACCCACAACGGCGGCGAAGGCGGGTCTGGTGTCGGTGTCGGCATCGCGGCTGCCGTTGCGTTCGGTGCTGGCGGCAATGGTGGCGCCGGTGGCCAGGGCGGCGCTGGTGGGTTCGGCGGGACGGGCGGCACAGCCAGTGCATCGGGCAACGGCTCTGGCAACCAGACGCAGATCGCTGTAGGCGGTTCGGTCTACGAGGCCGCCTCTGCGCCGGCGTATGCCCCCGCAGGCTCAGCACCCCGCACGTCGTGCCGGCTGTTCGTCGGCCTGGGTGGCACCAGCACCGGCGGCTCGCTCTCCGGCGGCATCCCTGTCGGCAATGACCAGACCTGCCTCAGCGGCGCGCAGTTCGAGTTCATGGACCGCATCAACGCGCTTGCTCCGCGCACCTTCGCTGCGGCTGACTACCTGCAGGCCGCCTGCAAGGTCGAAGGCATGGCCGAAACCGAAGGCTGCAAGCGCTTCACCGAAGGCCAGCGCGTCCTGGCCATGTTCGACAACCGCTCGAGCAACTGAGGACTCGCCATGCTCTACGCCGACGTCGCAACCTCGCCCCGCCGCAACGCGCCATTCCTGACGCCGGCTGAGCAGGCCACCTTCGCCCCCTCGCCTTCCGAAGCTGCCAGCCGCGCCATCCATGCACGCATGGCGCCGGCCTGCCGCCGATCTGGCGAGGTCTACCGCAACCTGAGCCGCGAGTCGCTGCACTGCGCTGACGTGTTCCTTGAGGTGTCGGCATGAGTTCGGCAAAGCACACACCATCGTCGGCCTCCGCATTCCGAGACGAGTTGCAAAAGCTCATGCCGGGCTACTCGTGGACTGTCCACAAGCAGCCGAAGTACCGCGACATCCCGCAAGACACCCTGCCGCTCAAGGCAACGGGGATCCAGTCGAGCGGCAGCAACCGACTGTCCACGCTTGAAGTGACCCGCAGGCCCGAGGGCGCCCGTGTGACCTACGAGGCCAAGTCAGCCGGCTACGGCACCCGGGCGCGCTGGCTCCACGAGAACAAGGACGGCACTTTGGCACGCGCACTACGCGGCCTGCAGGAGCACTACCGAGCCACGGCGGCCACCTACCGCTCGCACGAGCAGGCTCTACAGCAAGGCCGCGCTTTGCCGATCGAAGGCGGTGCAGCATGACCATCAATGTCTACCTCGACGGCAACTTTGCTTTTGGCTACGTGCTTAAAGCAGGAGAGTCCATTCCTGCTGATGGTGGTGGGATCAGGTATGTGGTGAGTGGGGGGAAGGCAGCATGAGCGCCGCTTTCACTCCTGGGCCGGTGCGTGTCGAAATCGGCGCACGTTCCTTTCGCGTGCATCTGTTGCCCGCAAGTGGCGTGGCGGATCGCGTAGAGCAAAGCGTTGTTGTGCATCGCCAAGGTGGAACCGGATTTGCGTGGCGCAATGTGCCGCTCCGTAGTCATCTCGCCCGCGCAGCCATAGCAAAGGCTCTTCCTGTCACCACCAAGGATGCGGAGGTGAGCAATGGCTGATCTTCTTCCTTGCCCGTTCTGCGGCGGCACAGATGTGACTTGGCACGGCCCGACCTGCACGAAGAGCACGCCTTACGACGCGAGCCATCGCGCATTCCCAATCGTTCGATGCGGCTGCGGCGTGCAGGTCTGGGGGAAAGATTGGGACCAGAGCGGCGCTACTGCCGTTGCGAAATGGAACCAACGTCCCGCCCCCAAGACCGCTCTCGACCACTTCGTTGATGACGTGGAAGCGGCGGAGAAGCGGAAGACGAGCGTGTTGCCCGAGCACTTGATTCTCGCCGTCAATCAGTGGTTCAGTCAGAACACCGGTCTTGGTGGCTGCTCTGACAAGGACGTTGCCGAACTGGCGAGTCTGTTCTATGGCGTGAGCTTTGAAGGTGGCCGCGAATCGGTCGAGGATGCACTCGCGGTGGTTGATTCGTTCGGCCCTGGCGTGCAGGGATTGAACGACACATTCGCCCGGCAGGTACTGCTTGCCGGTGAAGTGAAGCGACTGCGTGCCGCCATGAAGGGAGATCAGCCATGACCCCCGCTCAGGCAGCACTGAACCAGCGCCGGCTTACTGCGGCGTATGGGTTGACCTACCCCTACGACATGGGCCTCTCTGAGCCCATCGACTGCCACTTCAGCGACACCCAGGACGGGCCAATGCTCGAGGCTGCTTTCGTCGGCGGCGTGGACATCAAGTCCGTGCTCGAACTGATCCCGAAGCGCATTGCCCACATCGAAGCCATTGCCTACAGCCATCTGGATCGCCAGGCAGAGCAGTTCAACGCCGAGCGTCGGTATGAGCGGAGGGCTGCATGAAGCTCCACCTCCGCTACTGGCTCGCAGCCATCGCCATTGCACTGCTGATGGCCTACGTCGGCCCCGATGACGGCGCACAGGTCATCGCTGATGACAAGAACGAAACCATTCAACAGGCGCGAGTCGCCGCAAAGGACTGACATGGACTTCTATTCGGACTTTAAGGACGGAGGCGATACCGGTCCAGCCCCTCTCTTCGACGAAGTCGGTCCTATTGCGCTGTCGATCTTCCTCGTCTCCATCTGCGCCCTGGCGGGCTACTGCCTTGCGAGTTTCAAATGAATGCAATCCAAACCATCAGCGACTACGTGTACGGGGCTGAGGTCGGCTTCCAGAACGTCCTTGTCGATCGCTCCCTGAACTTCGAGCGCGAGGCCGGCTTCGCAATCCAAGTGCTGACCGCCAGCGACTACGTTGCGAAGCTGGCTGCGGCTGACCGTCAGTCGGTCATCAATGCCGTGACCAACATCGCGGCCATCGGCATCAGCCTGAACCCTGCCAAGAAGCAGGCGTACCTGGTGCCGCGCAAGGGGAAGATCTGCCTCGACATCAGCTACATGGGCCTGATCGACCTGGCGATCCAGTCGGGCTCGATCATGTGGGCGCAGGCCGATCTGGTGCACTCCAGCGATGCCTTCACCCTGAACGGCTTCGACAAGCCGCCGACGCACTCTTTCAATCCGTTCTCCAAGGAGCGCGGCGACATTGTGGGGGCCTATGTGGTCGTAAAGATGCACAGCGGCGACTACCTGACCGAATGCATGAGCCGCGAGGACATCGACTCGATCAAGAACCGCTCCGAATCGGTGAAGGCCGGCAAGCAGTCGCCTTGGGACACTGACTACGGCGAGATGGCGAAAAAGACGGTCGTGAAGCGCGCCTACAAGTACTGGCCGAAGTCTGACCGCCTGGACGAAGCAATCCACCACCTGAACACGGATGGCGGCGAAGGTCTGGCAGCGGTTGCGAAGCCCGTCAGCCTTGACCCGCAGCCCGTCATCGATGGCCTGCGAACCACCAAGACCGTCGACGAACTGAAGGCGTACTGGGCCGAGAACAACGGGAAGCTTGCCAACGATCTGGCCGCGCACGACGCGCTGAAGACCGCCTACAAGGCGCACCTGTCCAAGATCCGGGCCGAGGCGCAGGGCGAAGTAACCGACGTGGAGGCAAAAGATGCCGTGGCTCAAGCTTGAACAGGGCAGCGAGGCGTGGCTGTCGGCCCGACGCGGCATGGTGACCGGTTCCCGCTTCAAGGACTGCCGCGACCGGCTCAAGAACGGCAATCCGTCGAAGGCGTGCATGGACTATGCGCGCGACGTAGCCCGCGAGCGGTGCGGCGGCCAAGCGCCCAAGAAGAACCAGAACTCGGCGATGAGGGTCGGCGTAGAGCAGGAGCCGGTAGCGCGCGCCAGGTACGAGGCCGCGACTGGCCACATGGTCGAAGAGGTTGGCTTCTACGTTTCAGACGATGGGTTGTTCGGCCTGTCTCCTGACGGCCTCATCGACGACGACGGCGTGCTTGAAGTCAAAACGATCGTCAGCAGCGACACCCTTTTTACTGCGTTGGTCGACGGCGACTGGTCAGAGTACCGCGACCAGTGCCTGGGCTACCTGTGGCTGCTTGGCCGGCAGTGGGTCGATCTGGTGCTGTGGGTGCCCGACCTCGACAAAGGCGGCCGCCAGGGGCTGCACATCGTCCACATCGATCGCAGCGCACACGAAGACGCCATCGAAAAGCTCGAAGCCGACCTGATGAAGTTCGCCGTTCTGGTGGACGAATTCGAAACCAAGTTGCGCCTCAAGGCCGCCTGAAGGAACACCATGACGAACGAAACCAAGGGCGGTGAGCCCGCCGACGAGTTGATCCAGATCGTCCAGATTGCCCGCGACATCGAAGGAATGAAGCGCGACTGCGGCATGGACCCCGAGTCGCCTACTGCGATCTACAACAGCAAGCTGATGAACATCGGCTACCGACTGCGGGCACTCCACGCAGCTCTCCAGAGCAAGGCATGCGCCTCTGTGGGAGTGGAGCAGGCGCTTTGCCCGCATTGCGATGGCACGGGGGATAGCGTTGCAATGAGTGATGGTGGGCCTGACGCCTACGACGTGACGATCAACTGCCCGCATTGCAAAGGCAGCGGGGCGCTGGACGACGCCTACTCTGGCGTCTGCGATCTTCTCAAGCAGTCGGAAAACAACTACCGGGAAGCCACAGCCATCCTGTATATCGGCGGCGCGGACCCGTCAGCCTCCAAGCGACTCTCCGCGCTGGCGGAATACGTCATGCAGCCGAGTATGCAAGCCGAATGGTTGCGCGACCGCCTTCTGGGACTCGCGAACATCGCCGCCCTTGCTTCTCCCGCCCCCTCTGTGGGGGAGCCGGTGACACCCGCGCTCATCAACAGCTTGCCGCAGCCCCTGCGCGACTACATCCACGAACTGGAGGCGCGCGCCGATCCGGCTGGCACCGTGCGCGAACTGGTGCAACTGCGCGACACGAACGCGGCCCTGCAGAAGACGCATCGACGCCTCACCGATGCTTGCGACACGCCCGGCAATCGGAACCCGGAGGCCCGCTACGCCGGCTACAAGAACGAACCATTGCCGAGCAACGCCACGGACGACCAGCGTGCAGCGTGGAATGAAGGACAGCGCGCGCAAGTTGTTGATTTTCAACGTGATATCAAGTTGGCCGCCACCCCACCAGCGGCAACCGCTGTCACCGAGGGGGCGAGCAAGCTGGTGCCGTTCAAGGCAACGAAGGCGATGCAAGACGCATGGGACAGCGCCCCATCGTCCGAGGACAGCGATGCCGACTTTGCCGGCGCCTATGCCGCCATGCTCGACGCCGCTCCTGCAGCGGCTGTGCCTGAGAGCCCTGCCGCCACCGAGCCGCCGAGCGGGTTTCAGACCGTGCCCGTAGAGCCAAGCGAAGAAATGATGAACGCGGGGCTGTACCAATCGAGCAAAGATTCCGAATGGGCAGACGTTTACAGCATGTGGAAAGACATGCTGGCGGTCGCGGCGCAGACAACCGACGCCACCCAGGCTCCAGCCGCCACCGAGCCGAGCGATGCGCAGAACCCCAAGTTCACGATGAGCGAGTGGGCCGCGCATGCGCGCAAATATCGGTGGCGCTTTGACCTTGACGAAGCCCCATCGGACGGCACCGCCACGGCCGCGCCTGCTGTGGGTGCGAGCCCCGAGCCAGCAGCGTGGATGAATGGCGCGTCGCTGACGATCTTTGCCAGCGACCGCGAACGCTACCCGATGGGTGGTGGTGGCGATATGGCAACGGCGCGGTACATGCGCTCCGATCATCACGACACGCCGCTGTACCGCGGCGCTCCCGCTGTGGGTGCGAGCGTGCAGCCTGTGCAGGCGAGTCCCGTTTTGAAGGTGGCAATCGATGCGCTCGAAATCTTGGACCGTCGCCCGCGCCCAATGTGCAGGGACTGCGCGGACGAGGACGGCACCTGCCCCAGCAGTGGGCTGCCGTGCGACATGCGAGCCACGATCCGAGACGCCCGCGCCGCTTTGGCTTCCTCCACTCCCACCAAGGGGGGGGCGCATGAGCAAGATTCTGTTTGAGGTCGAGGGCAAGCCAGTGCGCCGAGGCGACAAGCTGCACACGCATCCATCCATGTTCTGGTCGGCGGGCGCGATTGTTACCGCTGAATTTGAAGCAGAGGGCGACACGGTGACCGTGCGATCTGACAACGGGGCAGTGCCTACGGTGATGATCTCCAAACTCTCTTGGGGGCCTCATGCGGACACCGTTGCGCTCGCCGAACTTCAAGCGGCCGGTTTCGACCGATGCAACTATCGAGATGTTGCGATCTGGCGCGCGGCCAAGGGCGGGAGCGCAGCATGAGCGAGGAACTGAAGCCTTGCCCGTTCTGCGGCGACAAGCGGGTCGCCATCCACTTCGAACACGACCCTGACGGCTTCGGCAAGTTCAGCATGGTGCGATGCCATGCATGTGGCGCCCAGAGCCAAGGCGTGTTCGCATCCACCGGCAATGACTGCCCGCTGCACTACGAAGAGGTGCGCGATGCATGGAACACCCGCTCCACTCAGGCCACTCCAGATGCAGCAGAGGCCGGCAAGGATGCGGCAGCAGTGCAAGCAGTGCAAGCAGTGGGGGCGGACGCGAAGGATGCAGCGCGCTGGCGCATGCTGCCCGCGTTCTTCGAGGAATATCAGATCGATGCCATGAAGCTTTATCGCGACATCGACGCGTCTCTTGATGAGGCTGCCGCTGACTTACCAGGCATGTGGGAAGCATCAGACCTGATCGGCGGGGCAACTGATGTGCCCAATGGAACAGGAGTCTCGAAGTGACCCCGTACTACGAGACCGAATCTGTAAAGCTCTACCTCGGCGATTCGCTAGAGATCGCTTGCTCCTATGACCTGCTTGTGACTGACCCGCCGTATGGTCAGGAGTTTGTCAGTGGAAGGGCCAATGGTAAGTGGGGGATGCTTCAAGGCGATGACGACGCGAATGGAGTGGAAGGGCGCCTGGCTACAGCGCTCAAGGGACTCAAGCGCGGCCGGCACGTCTACATCTTCTCGGGTCGCCTGGATCTGTCTGCGCTGCCTCTTTGCGGCATAACAGAACTGATTTGGGACAAGGGCACTATAGGGATGGGCGATCTGTCGAGCCCATGGGGGCCGCAGCACGAGAAGATTGTTTTTGCCACCTACGAATTGAGCAAAGCCAACCGCGAAAAGGGATACGGCAATCTGTCCGCAAGACTGCGCAAGGGCAGCGTCTTGCGCAACATGAGGCCAATCAGCGGCGGCGTGAAGCACCGCCCCACTGAGAAGCCAATTGACATCCTTCGGCAGCTTATCGAGAGCAGCAGTGTGATGGGCGAGACCGTATACGACCCGTTCGCCGGCAGTGGAAGCACGCTAGTTGCAGCGGTTCTGGAGGGCCGCAAGGCGATCGGCGTAGAGATCGATGAGCGGTACTGCGAAACGGCTGCAAAGCGCCTAAGCGCCATGGCTTCCCGTCCGGGCGACCTGTTCTCGGATGCCGCATCTGGCGCCACGGAGGCTGCATGAACCTCGTTCTCAGCAACGAAGAGATCACCGAACAGGTTGACATGTCCGCCACTCTAAAGAGCAGCGATTCCCTCTACAGGGGCTCGATGTCCCGAGCCGCGACGCAGGATATTCAATGCAGCGTTTTGGTCTCGATCGTGCTCGACACCACAGCTACACACCCAACGTCGCTCATTCAGTCCTGCACGCCCCTTCGGGCCGGCGATCACGCCGCATGCGTTGCAGGTCTGGGTACTCCAACTCTCGTTCACTTCCTCGAACAGCGCGCCATGCTTAATAGCCTTGTACGCGAGTTGCACCCGGAAGGACGACCAGCATGCGTCCTGGACGCTTTTTGCCATGCTGGTTTTGGCAAGCTTCGAGGCCGACACGTTGCCGACTGCGATGTAATCGAACTCTCCAACCAGGCGGGTCGAGAGCTTGTGCAGGAAGTCCCTACGGCCGTTGACGATCTTGGCGTGGATCGTCTTGACCTGGCGGTTTTTGTTGGCGCGCTGAGCCTTGCCGAGCCTATCTTCAAGAGCACGGAAGTGACGCGGGTTGTCGATCGTCTCCCCTGTGCTCAGGGTAGCAAAAGACTTCAGACCGAGGTCGATGCCAACGCCACGCTCAATCTGTCGCGCATCGGCGTCAGGAACTTCTACACAGACGTTGAGGAACCAATTGCCGCGCGTGTCTCGGCTGAAGCTGGTGCCATCCTTGATCTTGGCGCCGGCTGGCAAGACGCGGCTTTTGAAGACCTTGAACTCGCGGCCATGGAAGTGGAAACCATCCGCAGTTTCTTTGATGTTGCGCCCCTTGAGCGGAACCCAGCCCAGCGACTTTTTCCCACGCCAGCGCAGGTAGGGCCGGTTGAACTGTTTGCGCGACTTGCCGTATTGCGCGCAAATGGCGCCGATGGTGTCGGCATGAAGGCCCAGCTCTTTGCTGCTGCCGGCCGTGAGCTTTTCAAGGTCGAAGCCAGATGGCCAGCGCTTGAACCACTTCAGGGCGTGCTTCTGGGTCTCGTTGCAGAAGTTCCACACGTAGTTGACCGCTCGCGCCTGCTTGTTCAGCAGCCCGTTCAAGGACTTGACACGGTAGCGGTAGACGAGGATCACTTTTGCCGCTTCAGGAATTCGTCCACAGCCCGGCGCACCAGCTCAGCGACGGAGTATCCGGTCTTCTCGGAAAGCTCACGCAGCCGGGTCAAGACCTGCTCTGGAAGAAAGAGACTAGTGCGCTTCATAGGCATACATCATACGCCTACTTCCTGTACCATCAGCAACCGATTCGAGGTGGAAGCATGAACGACGAAGCGAAGATCCTGGTTCCGGCAACGAAGGCAGCCGAGATGCTGTCGATGGGCCGGTCGACGTTCTGGCGCGAGGTTGCCAAGGGAAGACTGCCGGCGCCACTGAAGATCGGCGGCCTCACCCGGTGGCGGGTGGCCGACCTGCAGCGCTGTGTTGCTGATCCAGCCAGTCAGCCCACCACTGCATCAGCTCCCGCCGCTTAGGCAAGTACTGCGCGCGGTTGTACGCCGCGCGGACGTCATCCACTTCCTGGTGCGCCAATTGCCGCTCGATCACATCCCTGTCGAAGTCCGAATGCTCGTTCAGCACGGACGAGGCCAGCGCGCGGAAGCCGTGGGCCGTCATGCGGCCCTTGTAGCCCAGCCGGTACAGGGCGAACAGGAGCGTGTTCTCGGAGATGGGGTGGCCTGGCCTGATGGGCGAGTCGAGCACGAAGGGCTGCTCGCCGGTCAGCTTGTCCAACTCGGCCACGATGGCGCGCGCTTGGCGCGACATGGGCACGACGTGGGGGAGCGGCTGGCCCTTCCCTTTCACGCGCTCGGCCGGCACCACCCAGATCACGCCGTCTTCCTTGAACTCGCTGCGCTGCATGCTGCGAAGCTCGCCGACGCGCACGAAGGTGTAGGCCATCAACCAGAGGCCCAGGCGGGTCACGGGCTCGTCGTAGCCGTCGATCGCGCGCAGCAGCGCCCCAGCTTCTGCAGGCGGGATGCTGGCCATCGGCTTCTTCGTCTTACGCGCGATCAGGACGCGAGTCAGGCCCGCGGCGCCGTGCTGCTCGATGTAGCCCAGGTCCGTTGCGTGGTTGAAGACGGCGGTGATGCGGCCGGCAATGCGGTGCGCCGTCTCGATCGTGCCATTGGCCTGCACCGCCAGTACCACGCCGACCAGGGTGGTTCGTGGTATCGAGTCGATGGGCATGGCACCAATCACCGGGAAGGCGAACCGCTCGAGCGTGTTCTCCACCTGGATCTGATGCTTGCCGTTGGACAGCTCGGGCAGCTTCTTCTTCAGCCACTCTTCGGCGACCGACTTGAAGGTTGGGATCGCAGCCTTGGCGGCCGCCACCGCGGCAGGGATGTCCCTGGCCAGCGCGTGCGCGCGGCGCGCGTCCGCAAGGCTCATGTCCGGCCAGCGCCCGTAGGTGCGGGTCTTCTGCTTGCCCTGAAGGGTGTAGTTCGCTCGCCAGCTCTTGCCGCCGGCCGGCGTCACGAAGAGGTAGAGCCCCTGGCCATCCGACAGCTTGTAGCCGGCGGCCTTCGCTTTTGCCGATTCAACGGCGCGTGCCGTCAGGGTCATGGTACGGAGCGGGTCCGTGCCATGGGCGATACCATGTCTGGGTCTTGGCTTGGGCGGGACGATCTTGGATGCATGGGGCGGATTATGGACGCACGCCCCAATGAAAAAGCCCCGCAGCGGAGATCGCGCGGGGCTTTCTGGGTCCGTCATGGACGGTATCTGGCGGAACCGGAGGGAGCAAGAATCCCTTACGAATCAACGCCAGAAGCGCAAGATACCATAGCCCGTGCCACGATTGGCGCCACCCTCCCCCGACTGATCCGGCCCCTTGTGCCGCGCTCTCTGACGCATTCAGAGATTCAAGGAAAGCGAGTGAGATGATGAGCAATCAAGTGATGATCACGCTGCCCGTCGAACTGCCGGCCGAAGTGCTGCGCGCGATCCGCAACGACCCGCTGACCTCCTGCGAGGATCGCGACGAGATGAACACGCGCATCGGATGGCTATTGTGCGCCTGGGACATCATTCGGATGCAGCGGCTTCCTCCCACCCCCTGATAGCACCCATGCGCAAGGCTGGCGATCCAGAAACGACAAAAGGCCCCCAGCGCCGAAGCGCCAGGGGCTGTGCGTAGGTAAAATGTGGACGCCTGCTTCGGCAGGCCCATCACGGATGTCGTAGCTCAGAAAGGCGCCGAGCGAAGTACAAGCGGAGCGCCACCGGTAGAGCCGCCGCTTCTAAGCGGCAGGTCGCGAGGTCTCACCGTCTCGCCGGCATCCGTGATGGTGAATGCGCAGGCTGATGCGCGGGCGACAATCCTTCGGGGGACGGTTTGACAACCGCTTCCGGGCGGAAAGGGGTCCATCAGGTCACGAAGCCGGAGATCAGCACCGGCCACCATCGACTTAAAAGGCCTGCTGGAGGCCATGTAGCCCGAGGCGAAAGTCTTGACGCACCAGACGACCTAGGCCGCCCCTCGAAATAAGGATAAGGCGGCTTTTGTCGTTGTGGGCGCCTGAACTTATCTTCCACAGTGGCAGCAGTTCAATTGATGTTCGCCCCCGCTGCGTGAAACGGCTTGCCTGGCAGGTCATATCCTCCGCCGTACTCGAAAGGCTGGCCGTCGAGCGGAGCGCAGCCGGCCGGCGCCGGGCAGACCTTCCAGCCGTCCTTCGTCCCATAGGTCCAGGCGATGACCGGGCCGTACAGGTAGTTGCGCACCGCCTTGCCGCCATAGTCGGCCACGGTCAGCACGTAGCTCTCGGTCCCGTGGTTGGCCGCATCGTCCGTGGCGATCGGGTCGACGATCCGGCTGTCGGTGAGCGTCTTCACGGTCTTGGCGCTCGCAAAGGTGGCGTCGAACCCGAGGAGCGTCACCTTGCGCTCTCCGCGCGCCGTCACCCAGTACGCGTTCACCGGATCCAGGCCGAGCGGGCTGAACAGCGCCGACTTGTCCGCCCAGCCGTGGTCCTTCACGTAGGTGATGTCGGTCGGGTTCTTGCCGACGGCGATCGTCTGCTTCGGCACGATGTCGGAGGGCTTGCCCACGGCTGCGGCCTTCTGGTCCAGGTAGCCGACGCCCAGGTCGAACACTCGCAGCGTGCCGTCCTGCGTGGCGATCAGCGCGCGGTGCGGCGCCTTCAGCGTCAGCTTCACCGCGGTGGGCGCGGTGGGCAGGTCGATGGTCGAGATCACGGCCGGCTTCTGGCTGGGCGTGTTGGTGAAGCTGTACGGCCACTGGGCATCACCAGTGCCGCGGCTGGCGATCATCGCGTCGAAAGCCGCCTGGCCCTGCCCCAGGTACTGGCTGCGGTAGTAGGCGAACAGCGGGCGCAGGTCGAGGAAGGCTGCGCGCTTCTCGTTCTTGCTGATCACCACAGCCAGGCCGGTGCGGGCGATGCCCGCGCTGCGCTCGCCGGTGAGCCACTGGGCGCGGCTGTCGGCCGTGGCGATGTCGGCGTTCCAGAAGTCACGGATCTGCTCGTACTCCCACTTGTCCTTGCCGGTGGTGGCGCTGATCTCAGTCGGCGCCTTCAGGTTGTCGGGCAGATCGACGTAGCCGAGCACCTTGCCGGCGATGTAGTTGCCCAGGCCAGGGAAGCCCATGTAGACGCGCCGGGCGCTGCCCCAGTTGCGCCCCCAATCGCTTTCCTTGGCGGGATCGCACCACTGGCATCCGTCGGCCAACGCGATGACCGCGACCTGGCCGCGCACCGCGGCCGTATCCCAGACGGTGACCAGCGCGAACTCGCCGCTGTTGGTGATCGCGATCGCGGAGGGCACCTTGCCGTCGGCCAGCTTCACCTTGAAGCGGTTGTGCGCGGTGTTGCTGCCCACGCCCAGGATCCAGCCGTTGGCGAAAGCCGCCAGCGAATTGGTGCACCACCCTCCCCGGCCGTAGCACTTGGCCACGGCGACCGGCTTCTGGTCCAACGGGGTGCCCTGGGCATAGAAGGTCATGTTCGGGTCGTTGGCGCCGCCGTCGTTGGCCGGGCCGTCGTAGGTGGTCCAGGAGTGCTCAGGCTTCACGGCCATCGTGTCGTGCGCGATGGCGATCTGCTGCAGGCTGGCCACGCCGAAATACTTCTTCGGGTAGAACGCCTGGCCGGGCACCGCGTCGGGCACGTAGCCGATGTTCACGATGCTCGAGCTGTAGTCGCCGGCATCCTTCGTGAGGGCGCTGCCGATCTGCCAGGTGCCGCACCAGCCGCCCGGCGCGACACAGCTGCGGTCGCTCCAGCCCAGGCGCACGGATAGCGGGTCGTAGCTCTTGTCGGGGCGCTTGCCGTAGGTGACTGTGGCGGCCGGGTAGCCGCTCTCCGCGGCGCTGGGGCCGTAGCGGTAGGCGATGCCGGCATCGGTGCCGAACGTCGCCGCGGTGGCGCGGTACTTCGCCGGGTCGACCACGCCGTTGACCAGCACGTCGCCGGGCATGGCCGGTTCGGTCGCGACAGGCGGCACGACCACCGGCGGCACAGCGACGCCTTTGTCCTTGAGCGTGAACTTGCACTGCTTGCGTGGCGCAGCGATGGCTCCGGGCATGCCGAAGGTCGACGGGTGGCACACGTAGGCGCCGGGCTGCAGCGTGGTGGCCACCCACGACGTGCCGGCGCCGTAGCTGATCGTGGCTGGCGCGGTCAGGGTGAACCGGGTCGAAGCGGCATTGGCTTCGTCTGCCAGCTTGGTGCCAGCGGGGGTCTGCGCGAAGGCAGTGCCGAGGGCCAGGATGGCGAAAAGCATGAGGAGGCGTTTCATGAATTTTTCTCCGCGATCTTGCGAACGGCATCGCCGCTCTGTTTGCTGCCCCGGCTGGAGCCGATGAAGTAGGCGATCGCGCCAGTCAGGCCGGTTTCGATCGTTGCGTATGCGCGCACGATCAGGGCGCGCAAGAACTCGTCCGCGGGAAGGGGCAAGGTGTAGAAGGCGATGAAAGTACCGGCCCACAGCACGAAGAGGACGGCCAGGATCACCTGCGGCGTCGGGTCTTTGGTTGCCACCTGCCGGGCGCGCGCGTCTTGCACGTCCTGCAGATATGCCTTCTCGGTGTCGGCGTTCAGTTTCTCGACGTCGATGTCCAACTCACGCATGCGGGTCTGGAAGGCGATGTCCGCCTCCTTGAGCGCGACGATCTGCTCGCCGCTCAAGCCGCCTCGCATGGCCTCAGCCACCTGATCTTCCGTGGCACTGGGGTTGCCCAGCAGCACGCTACCGATCTGGCCGACGGCCGCGCCGATCAGCGGTCCACCAAGAGCCGTGCCGAGAACCGGAGCGATACCGGCGACCAGCCGCTTCCAATCGAATTCAGCCATTCAAGCCTCCAGTCGAATGAGGTTTGCCGCGATGCGGCGAGCCCAGCCACGCGAGAACGCAGGCCAGGTGGGGAGGTCGGCCATGAACTGCAGGCGCAGGCCGTTGAAGTGAGCAGCCAGGAGAGGACCCGCAGAGCGCGCCGCGGCGATCGTCTTGGCACCGATGACGCCGTCGTCTGTCGCACCGGCCGCGCGCTGGAGCCACTTGACGGCCTGCTTGTCACCGGAATTGACCGCCGCATCGAAGACATCGAACTTGACGCCATCGGGCAGTTGATCTGCCTGCACGGTGTCCCAGTACTGCTTGCGGTAGATGCCCTTGGCGAGATCGCGCGGCAGGTCGCGCATGGGGCCGGTGTAGCCGCTGGCGACTGCTACGCGCTTCGTCACCCCCCACATTGTTTCGCCGCCAGGATCCTTCGGGTGGTTGGCATAGCCGCCCTCGTGTCCGATCAGGATGTCGAATGCTTCATCGAAGGTCATGGTCACTCTTTCCCCAGCGGCACGGCCGCAGTGATTGGCTGGTCGTCGCTAGGCGCTCCGCCACGCAGCTTCTGGCGGGCATTGGCGATGGCGTCGGCGGTCAAGCGGTCGATGACGCCCAGCCAGCGACCACGAGAGGCGCCAGCCAGGACGATGATCAACACGCGAAAGCCGCGACCGATCGGCGGGAAAGAAACGATCGTGAGGCTGCTGGACCAATCGTTGTAGCCCTGGATGCAGAGGTAGGCGAAGCCCCCGCCGATCAAAGCAACGACCAGATCCTTCAGCAAAACCCATCGAAGGTTGCCGACGAACTGCTTCTCGCTGACCAGGGTCAGCAACGTGCGACCGGCACCGCCCAGAAGACCCGCCGCGCCGGCAAGAAGCAGCGACGTCCAGTCGTAGCTGGCCACGTCCTCCGCGAAGGTGGTGGAAGCGGCATAGCTGAGCGCGCAAAAGCACATGAGCCACAGGCCCACGAGGCGGTTAATCGTCCGTGGCATCGAGCGCCTCCCTGCCCTGATCAGCATTCACCGAGAAACCGTAGGTCAGTCCGACCAAGATCGAACCGACGGCGCGCAGGGCATAGGCCCATTCAAGGCCTCCAACGTCCATCGGGTAAGCGAGGTTGGCCAGGACGATCCATGTGACCGCGCTGCCGAACGTGCCGTATGCCGCGAAGCGCCGTGGCCAGCGCTTGCCGAGGCTCTGCGGTCGGAACATCAGCGTGAACATGTGCGGGACCGTCGCGCAGAGGCACAGCGCGAAAGCGGCGAAGACGCACCATGTCGAAGGGGCCAGGCTCGCGACGCGCACGATCATGGCTTCGGGCACGGTCAGCAGGTAGAACATCGGCTCCAGCATCGATAGCATGAAACCGGCGGTGGTGAGTGCCGCGTAGATCCGCACCTCGGCGCGGTTCTGGTCGGCAGGGACCGAGCGCGCGTGAGCGATGTATTCGCGCAGGTCTGAAACCATGGGGCTCATGGTTTGACCTTCAGCAGTAGTTTCATGGGAACCTTTCGGGCAAAAGAAAACCCGCCGAAGCGGGTTGATCGTTGAAGGAAGGCGGCAGCTGGTCAGACGAACTGCCGCTTGGCAATTCCGTCATTGCCGCTGTAGTTGCGCTCGGCAAGACGCAGCACGGTCGTGTCGCTCGGATCCAGCGCAATGCCTTGGCTTTCCACCGAGCGCGTGCGAACGATGCGGGACACCTTGCTTAGCGTCGCGCCGTTCCAGAAGTACACGTCGAGGTTCTTTTCGTTGTACGTCTCGTGGATGTTGCAGAGCATGTAGTCGCCCCACCACGCAACGCCGTCGTAGCCCTGCCCTGTGCCAAAGCCGCCGCTCGATCCGGTGATGGTGAAGTCGAGATTGAGCAAGGCCACACGAGAACTGAAGTTCGACGTGTAGACGCCCACCTTCTTGTCGGAGTGGAAGACGACCCACCAGAAGCCGCCGTACCAGGCAAGCCCTTCGGAAAAGCCATTGGTCAGGCCCGAAATGTCTAAGGTGTGAACCACCCCCAGAGGCGTCAAGGTCGATGGGTCGTACTCGGCGATGTAAGAGGTGCCGCCCCCAGAGTAGTAGGCCGCCGAGACATAGAGGACACCGCTCCTGTAGAAGAGCCCGTTGATCTGCGTCCGCGGTGTCGGAGCATCGCCCGACGTGCTGCGCGAGGTGATCAGCGAGCCGGCCTTCGAGTACTTGAAGAGGGTTGTGCTGTTCGAGTAGTACAGGTCCGTGCCATCGTCGGCCACGCCTTGGGCATCCGTGACCGTCGTCACAGAGGTAGCGAAGCTGCTGATGTACGTCAGCGCCGGCAAGCTCGGGCGGTCGGCATTGGCCGGCGGCGTGAACGTGGTGCCGCTCGGGTAGAGGCAAACGCCGTTGTAGAGCTGGAGACCCTTCATCTTCCCGTTGAAGTAGCGAGGGACGGCGGTAGCCAAGTGCCCGACGCGCGCACTGCTCAGGGCCTGCACGCGCGTCCCTGTAATGGCCCCGCTTTGGCGCTGCACGCCATCGATGTAAAGCCGTGCCGTGGAGCCGTCAGCCACGAATGCGATGTCGTAGGTGGTGTTGATCGCCAGCAGGCTGGTCGCCGTCGTGATGTCGACATTGGCCGTGCCGCTGCCGTTCTGGATCGACCCACGCAGAGCGCCGGTCGTCTTGTACTCGAGCACCAAGTCGAATGCGCTCGTGTTGCTGATGGCGCCGATGCAGAAGATTTCCCCATCGCTTGCGAGCGAAGCAATCCGGATCTTGCAACGGATGGTGAAGTCGGCTGTTCCGAGAGCGTTGGCGAGGGTGGCGCTGATGTAGTCGCCCGCGCCGTCGAACAGCATGTTGGACGAGCCATAGATAGGGCTGGCGGTGCTGATCTGCGCGTTGCCGCTGGCCGTCCATAGGCTGCCAATTTGATCAACAAAATTGGTGCTGCCGTTGGTGCCATTCCCATGCAGCAGCGCGGTGCAGGACGCATAGTTCGGGTCGTCTACCAGGACGCTGGTAGCGCCAGCCGCGGGAGGCCACACGGCGCCGCCGCCGCTCCCGAACCGGTAGGGGTTGAGCAGGAACTCGTTGACTGCGGGGCCCGAGCCATTGATGCGCGAGCGTCGGCGCGCCCCGGACAGTTGAGCAACGTCAATGTCCACTGGTCGGAGCTTCATACCGTACCCAGGATGTAGACCTTCAGCCCGGCAGCGCCCGTGCCCACCTGGTCAACGTCGATCGTGATCTCTGCGTCAGCGGCCAGCGACGAATCGGAGACCACAGGTGGAGTGGCTGCGGTGGCGCTGGTCTTCTCGCTGTTGTCGATGGTCAGCTTCGTGGAAAGGATCGAGACGCCGCCCTCGTTCACATCCACCGTCAAGATGCTGCCGCTGCTCTGCGCCGTGGTCAGCGACGCCTTGACCGTCACGCCTATCATGGCGAACGGCATGCGGAAGGTCACCTTGGCGGTTCCGGTCGTAATCGCGGTGGTCTCGTCGCCGCAGGCGATCGGGATGCATTGGGTCGTGCCAGGGCCGCCCGCCGTGACGGCGGCCCATGCACCGGACTGGTAGGAGTAGAGAGTGCCGGCCACGTTCACGACGACGCCGGCCACTGGTGCGAATGCGTACCAAGATCCACCGCTATAGATGGCCAGGTCTTTCGGCGTGAAGGTCGCCCACTGCGCCCCGGTGTGCGTCGCCGCGATGATGTAGATGTCACCTTCGGTCGGGCTTGCCGGCTGCGCGGTCACCGCCTGGCTGATGACGTTGCCATTCAGGATCTGATTGCGCAGGCTGTTGTCGTTGGCCGGAATGCTGTTCTGGTTCGTGCCGGAGGCCCATACAGCAAACGGGAGAATCGGGATGCTTGCCATCAGATGGCTCCTGACGTTGATGGGCCTGCGCCCGTGATTCGATTGAGGGCGGCAACGCTGACCGTGAGCGGCGTGCCCAAGCCGCTGGCGTCGTAGGTAAACGACTGCACGGTGGTGTCGAGCGTGACCGCGGGCAGCACACCGTCGTCGAGCGTGATCCGGTAGCCGCGGAAGTTGACAGACGCGACGGGCGCGTCCTCAGTCCCGAGGCGATGCCGCGGCGTCCAGGTCCCCGAGATGTTGTCGGCGCCGTCGCGCGCAAGCGTCAGGTACGCCACATCCCATTCGAGCTGCGACCGGCCGACGTAGGTCTGGGTCTGCTCGTCTGCCGTCTCGGGCGATTCACCGTAGCTCACCGCGCGATGCGTCAGGTCAGTCCCGATCCATCCGGACTGCGCCGGCACCTTCACGGCGTCGGCCAGCATCACGAACAGAGCGCCAGCAAGGTGCGCGGATGTGCCAGAGTTCAGCTGTCCACGATGCATGTAGCTCAGGTCGTAGACGCCCGTCGACACCTCATCTGCATCACGGAACTGCATGACCTCCCAGGAATCATCGGGCCGCTGCACGGCGAAGGCGCCGCCCTCGCTCAGGAACTGGGCGTCCGTGATGCTCTCGATGTTCTGGGTGTCCCGATATAGCTGAACCCGCAGGACATTGGTGGTGTCGGTGTAGAACTCCGATGCGTCGGCCAAGTCGTTCACCAGCGTGCCCAGCACCTGCCCACGGTTGATGTCGACCACGCTCGAGAAGTTGGCCCCACCGTCAAGACTTCGCTGGACGGTCGCGCCCGCCCAGGCCGGCAGACCGCCAGTCACCGCGTACAGGAGGTTGAGGTCATCCTCGTTCTCTGTGCGCGGCGAGATATCCAGGACCGCAAGTACTGTCTCGCCCACAATCGTCGAAGGCGGTGGCGTGGGCGCGGGGATCGGAACGCCGGTGACTTCGGACGTGTAGGCGCTCTGACGATCGCGGCGCATCGTGTACTCGATGACGCCGTCCGCGGTGTTCAGTTCGTCCAGACGCTCGCGCGTCACGCGGCCACGAAGAGCAACGCCGAAGCAGTCAGACGCGATGTAGGCGATCCAACTGAGTGGGACCGTCAGCTTTCGCTCGCCCTCCGCCTCCGCCCATGCAACTTTGTGCATCTTCGCCGCGGCTTGTGCTGCCTGGTCAGGGCTCAGGACGACGGGCACCGAAGTAGACGCCTCCCCAACCACTCGAACGTCCGGGCTGCTTCGCGAACTTGTCGCCTTGGCAACCGCGTATCCACCGACTGCGTTCTGGTAGCCCAGATGCAGCTTCTTCGGGTATTCGATCGCCTGCTCACGCCTACTGCTTTCCTCGGCTTCTACGATGTCCTCGTCGGTGATCGTCGCGACCACCGCCTTTCCTCTCTTCGGGAAAACGATGGTCTTGTCCTGATCGGCCGCGTCGAAGAAATACAGACTGCGCAGCGTGTTGATGGCATCCGCACCGGTGTAGTCGCCGGCGAGCACAAGCCCAGCCACCACGTCAGTTAGTTCGGAAACGTCTCGCTTCTCAGGCGGGAAGTCGCAGCGGTCGCATATCTCGGCAACCACCTCGGACAGGACCATTGGCACACCGTCATAGGTTGGCGGCGCCGAAATCAGGAACGTGTCGTGATGGCACTGGATGTAGATCCCCGCAGGGCCAAAAACGACGCGGCTGGTGTTGGTCCCCGCCGAAGCACCGGACAGCGTATAGGTAGCCTTGAGCGCGCCCGACATGTCGTAGACATAGGCGACAACCCCGCTGCCGCCTCCCACATCAACGACGAAGCATTGAAGCCCCCGCTGGTCGTCAACACCGAAGCACCTGATGGCCGAGATGGAAGAGAAGCGAGCGGCAATCGCGGCGGGGAGAGCAGACGTTCCGATGGAAGAAAGATCGCTGGCATAGCTCTGCATTACCCCCGCGCTGTTGTAGGCGATCGACCGAACGATTCCTGTTGTCGAGACGTGCATCCAGAACACCGGAGCTCCAGGGTCTCCTGTGATTCCGCTCACCGCACTCAGCGGGTACGCCGTTCCTGATGCGAAGGCTGCGAATCTATAAATGGCGTCCCAGCTCCCGGCAGTTGTCTTGCGCACGCCGATGTAGATGTCGGTCCCATAGAACCAGACCAGACCGCCGTACTCCGGGAAGTAGAAGGATTCCGCGTACCACCAGCTGTCAGGCGCCCCTGGGCTCGGCTTCAGCAACGCTTGAAGAGCGCCGCCGCTGACCAACTTGCAATAGCCGAAGTTGCCGTCATAGGAGATCGCACGCCCTGCGTCGTCGATGGCGATTGGCCAAAGCCGTGTATCTCCCGGGGTATCGCCAACATTGTTAATCGTGGATGAGCCGATCAGGGTGAAGTCCGGCATGTACCGCGTGATGGCGTAGCTCCCTGGATCGCCGACTCCCCACTCGGGCGAGTCGCCCGTCTGGCTGGTGAGCAACAGCGGGTAGTCGTCGGCGTCGAGCGTCAGGTAGGTTCCATAGCCGCCCGTCGTGGTAGGTCCAACCACCAACTCTCCCAGCTCCGACGAAATCGATCTGGCCACCTCTGCACGGTATTGCTTGATCGATCCGCGGCGATCGGTCAGATCTTCTTCGATGGCGACAAAGTAAGCCGAGCCGCGGTGTGCCGGCACTTCGTCGACGCCTAAGATCATCTGGAGGCTAGGGTCAGGCAACTGGTCCTCGCCGCCCATGTAGAAGACCTTGTTGGCGGCCCATCTCCAGGACTCTTCGACCATCGTGGAGCCGGTCCGCACGTCGTACACGAGCTTGTCGTCCTCCCAGATGCGCAGGAAGGCGCCAACCGGTCCTTCACACAGTCGGACGGCATAGGTCCGGTAGGCATGCTCGCTCGAAGTGGTGCCGCCTCCCTTGCCCTGGCTCTCCTTCACGTCTCGCTTGATCAGCGGACCGCTGGCGATGACGTTGCCGGTGACCTGGCAAGTAGCGAAGACGATAGCGCGAGGCGCCCCCTCTTGTGAGGTTTGCGCTCCTGTCTCTCCGATGCGTGGACCCTTGGTGTTGATCGGGTCGACGACGCCAGCGATGGCCGCACCGATGGCATAACCGGCATAGGGGTTGCCGTAGAAGGCGCCGATGATCGCGCCGGCGATCGGAAGTACTGTGCGTGCCATTACACGGGCCTCCGAAACACCGCGAGGATGCGCGCCTGCCACATCGCGTCGAGCCCATGCTCGACGACGCGATCAATCACGGCGCTCGAGTAGCAGTGGATCAGCCCGAGGCCGTGCGTCGGCGAGTCGGTGACGATCGCAACATGGTGCGGCTCTTGCACGAAGCGCATCAGCACAACGTCGCCGGGCTGCATCACATCGCGAGGCACCACTACTCCGGGACGTCCTTGCCAGATCGGCTCCCCGAGCGCCTTGACCATCATGCTGGCGAGGCCGTCTCGGTGCGGTGTGCGACCGTAGCGTTCCATATCGGGCAGCGTGATGCCGTTGTCCTGATAGGCCCAATGGCCCAGGCCGGCGCAGTCGAGGCCAGCGAGAGTGCGGCCACGGTGCTTGAACGGCACACCGAGGCACTTGCGTGCGGATGCCACGAGCTTGCTCATGCGCCACCGCTCGATTCTGCTGGGCCGGAGATGATGCTAGGGGTCATGGACGCGCCCGGCGCATTGATCTGATCGGCATCAGCCACCGGAATCAGCGGCTCACCGCGGTAGTGCAGAACCCATTCGGTGTCGAAGTGGAACTTGCACCCGTTGTTTCCGTCCTTCCACTTCGTGCAGTCGGGACGAATCTGGAAGGTGTCACCTGTCTCGATGGGGAACATGGTCTCGAACGTGAGTCCGATGACGCCGCCCGAGGTCTGCGACTCCACCTCGTAGGAGCGGCCAGCGTTCGCACCGGTCAGCCACTGGAGCATCCCAGGCACATACACATCGGCGGCAGCGCCGAGCGCGCCAGCGGTGAAGGCGCGGTTCGTTTCAAGAGAAACGGCGGTGACAGTGCCAGCCACCCACATGTCGGTCGTGTCCTTGCCGCACGGGAATCGCTGGGTGACTACTTCACCCCCTGAGTCCTCAGTTCCAAGCGGCTGGCTACCGAAGATGGCGCGGCAGGTGAGCGAATCCTTCTCGACGATCGTCTGCTTGAGCAGCTTGATCAATGCCGTCAGCTCGCTCCAGAACGACAGGCCGTTCTCTTGGCGCATCTGCCCGAGCTGGCCGTGCCCCGAAGGCATGATGACGTGACCCATGCTCAGGTCTTCGTAGTTCACCAGCATGAGCGTGTAGCTGGCGAAGTCGTAAACGCCGGCCGATATGTCGGCTTCGGAGATGGGAAGGTCAGTTTCCGGCAGCAGGTGCTGGATCTCGGTGTTGCCGACCTCCATGCTGGCCTTGCTGACGATGTTGGAAGGCACCATGCCGATGGTGGCCTTGTAGGTCACCTCACCATCGCCGTCGTCGTAGACCACGTCGCGGTCCAGTAGCGTCGCGCCGACGGATGCATAGCCGGGCGTCACAGGATCGATGCGAAGCAGAAGCGTGGTCGTGGTTGCGCCGCTGTCCAGGTGCTCCTGAAGCGCGGCTGAAATGGTTCTCATGCTTCGGGCTCCGGCGGCGGCACTTCGATCAGGTCGACCGAGCCGTTCACCGCATTCACGTTGTCGATGGAAAAAGGCAGATAGTCCTGATCGAAGCGCACCCACACCGCGAAGAGTCCGCTCCAACGAAGCACGGCAGCGCCAGCAGGAGGCGCAGTGAAGGTCACCTCACCACGATCCGTGTCGAGCGTCACAGACGTCGGCGCGCCGTTCACCGTGATCGCCGCCGATTCAATCGCGTAGACGTTTCGGATGTAGCTGATACCGTCGATCGTCGAGATCTTGCGCAGCTGGAATACGGTCTGCGCGCCAGTGCCAGCAGCGAACACCTCGTTGTCGGCCTGATAGTCGAGCTCGTCGCGGAACTTGAACGCATGCAACCGGCCTCGGCACACCAGGTGCATCTGCTTGATCTGCCGATAGGCGTCCTTGCTGATGTTGCTGAACGGGCTCTGAAACCTGTGCCGCGCGTTCGCGTTCTCGGCATTGCGGCGCTCGCGACCGT